CTTTAATTGTGTATTGGGATTTTTCCTTGTTAACTAGTACATTAAAATTCAGATTTGTTCTCAATATTTTATTTTTTATAAAATGTGATAATCTCATTGTCATTTTTGTTCTATTTGATTTCGTATATGCTTCTAAAAAATTTTTGTTAAAAAACATTGATTTTATCCATGGTATTAAATCAGTTCTTGTTTTTGGTTTTAAAAATCTATATGATATATGATCATTCCAAAATAATTTCATTTCATTGGCATTCCATTTTATTTTTGATTGTAATTTTCTAATAGTTCTATCATTTGTTTCATAAAAATATTTAGGATTAAATAAACTATAAGAATAATCAACATTCTCTGCCATATATTCTTCAATCTTTAATACATTCATAGCTTTGTAATATAAAAACCAGATAAAATCCTTTTGAGTTTCATTTCCATAATTAAACAATCTATAATTATTACCATAACCTTTACAGAATAGACTAAATATAGGTAACATATCTGGTATTCCATAAGCTTCTACTGGTTTATCAAGTAATGTTTTGAAATCTTCATTATTATTATTTGTCATACCTGGTAATAATGAATAAGCATTTGCTAAACACAAACTATGTAATCTTTGGAAAAAATAAAGAAAACTTTGATTACAACCAACCCTCATACATTCACCTACACGAGACATTGCAGCATCCATATCAATTTTATAACCTAAACAAGGTAAATTTGTATTTATTTCTTTACTTTTTTTAATTTGTGGATATAACATCACACCATTGAATGATAATTGTGAAACAAACTCCATAAAGAATGATTGACAATTTGTTTTCCTATCACTATCATTATAACCATGTAACCTCATCATAATTTTTTGTAAGACCCTAAATTTTTCAAAATCTTTTTCATCATCATATAAAACGCATAAAACATAATCATCAGAATGTTCCATATGCTAAATAATTAATGTCGTTTCTGGGTAAATTTTTTTACAAATTTTATATGTATAATTTATACAACAAACAGCTTTATAAGATGATGAATAATTAAACATACCTTGTAAAAAATTTTGTGTACTGTGAATTAAACTTTTATTTTTAAATAATTTATTATCCATATATTTTAATTTTTCTATCAATGTTTTATATTTTAAATCAGTAGAGGGTATTACTTTATTATAAATATCCATTGGTACTTGTATATATTTATCACTCCATGTATTAAATGTTGCATGTAAAACATGATACATATTTTCAGTAATTTTACCTTTAAAAGCTTCTGTCATTGCTATAAATGATCCTAATGTTTCTGCAGCTGACCATTTTGTACAATCACCATTAACAAATTTTAATTTTGTTGTAGGGGTTAATTTATTATGTGAAAAAATTGTATCTAACATTCTTTGCATTTCCAAAATTTTTTTATCACCTGGAATAGATATAGCTTCATTAGGACTATTTTCAGAAACTTTCTTAAAAAAATTTTCAGTACATCTTGCTAAAGCCTTTGCACCAATATTTATAACATAAAATTCTCTTTTAGACCCATATTGTGATTTAATACAAATATCTGCTACCATTTTACCTTTTTCTTTTCCTATAAAATATTCAGCTAAATCTGTAGTTTTTTCCAAAGTATCATCTTTTTCTATATACTCTAAAATTGTTTCTATAACCTTTTGTCTTGGTTTTCTTTCACCATAAAATACAGAATTTGTTTTTAGATAATATTGAGATAATTCTGATTTTTCTATTTCAGTTATTTGTCTACCTGTATATTCCTGTATTTTTTTTATTTTCTTTGCAACCATTCTTTTTGTAGGTTCAACATCTTGTACCACTTCTCTATCTAAATCAGCAATAACAGCTTTTGTACTTATTATTTCACTAATTGGTTCATCTGCAATATCATTTATAATTTTTTTATAACTAGGTTTTTCCATATCAATTGTATATTCCACTGATTTTTTAATAACACCAGCAGAGAAACCAATTTTTGTATCATGTAATAAATATTTATTTATATCAATTATTTTGTGGATATTTCCCGTTTG